GAATAATACACTCTCGGTAGGGGTTAACACATTGACGATGCCAAATTTACCATTCTCATCCGCTCAGGTCGCTCCATCTACTGGTGCAACCTTGGGTGTGTCTGGTCGCATTGTCTCTGTTGGCGTGCGGTTGACGTACGTTGGTACGACTCTAAATGAGTCTGGCGTATACTATTGTTTAACCACACCAGCGCATGAAAACCTTGCACCATCTGTACAGACGTTCGCCGCCCTCAGTGCTTACGAACAATGTGACGTTACTGCTGTTACACGCGAACCTTGTTTTCTAACCGCCTATCCGGTTTCGCCTAATGAGGCCTCGTATACAAGCAGTTGGGCTGGCACTTCGGCAACATCCTATTTGTATCCGTACTGCGGTGGCAGCTCTTTTGTGTCTGGTAACCCTGCTTTCACGACGGCGGTGTACACCTACGCCATCCCAGCTATACCAGCTTACACAATGGGTTGTCCAGTTATGGCCGTTCAGATTTCTGGCGTCGCCGGTTCACAATTCATGGTCGAAATAATTCAGCATTGTGAGTTCACGGGTGAGCTAGCCGCTGCAATGTCCACCCCTGGTGAGGTCGATCAGCGTGGCTTCGAGCTCGTGACTGCCGCAGCGGCACGTTTACCTGCGTTGAAGAATACTAAAGTTAAAATGTCCGGCATGGACATGATGAAGTCAGCTTTGTATTCTGTTGCAGTGGCGTTGAAACCTATTGCAATTTCAGCCATCTCCAAGGGAGTGGCTGGACTTTTGCTATAGTGTTTTGTTTCGTTTTGTTTCCATCCTTACTGATCAGGTATTACGATACCAGAACTGAACTCGAATGAAGAGAACACCCCGGTTGTATTTCCTGCAATACGCCGTTGGTGTTATCCATCACATTTCCAAACCTTCATTTTACTGATCAGGCATTACGATGCCAGAACTGATCTCGAATTAAGAGAACACCCCGGTTGTATTTTCAGCAATACGCCGTTGGTGGATGAATTTTATATTTGCGTCATGTTAGTAATAGTGATGGCTGTTTACAGCAAGCAACTAGATCAAGGGTTGTTATGGGTTCGATGGTCGCTAATTAGTTTTAGCTGCTTTTAAGTCGAACTCATATATTGGGAGATATTAAGGGTGTGACACCCACTCCTGGCGGAGTAGCGGCCCGCCGTCACCTGTGTAAGCACTACAGAAAACTCAGTGTAACTTTAGCACTGCATGTATGACGAATCAACGTACTCATACATTGCTTTGATAAGGCGAAACTGTTTTAGTGCCCAAGAAAAC